AAGATGTAGTCAAAGGATCAGACATAAATTTCCCTTATGTATATCATGTAATACAGATAGAAGGTGTAGATATAGGTAGTCATGATGAAGAAATTAGCAGACTAAGGAGCAGACTGCTAAGTAGAAGGGAAGAAGTAATAAGGATTATAAAAGAAATCAATAACTATATAGATGGAGTAGAGGAATCAAGCATAAGGCAAATAATAATACTTAAATACATTAATGGGCTGTCCTGGAAAGACATAGCATCTTACTTATACTATGCTGATGAAAGTGTTCCAAGAAAGAAATTAGAAAGGTATTTAGGTAGATGACCGATAAATCCGTTTCTTATGTGATATAATAGTAGTATGGATTATATCGTTCTTCTAAATTATCTCAACGATATATAAAAAGTAGGATTACACTAAAAAGACTTCCAAGGGCCAATAAAAGACCTTTAGAAGTCTTTTTTAATACATAAGAACGGAGATGACCCAATGTATATTACTTTTGAATGTGTTAAATGCAAGACTGTTTTCTGTATACCAGTAGATCATTATAATAGATTAGTAAGCCAAGGTAAATATCCAGCTTGTGTATTCGGTCATAGAAACATAAGAGAGTTAGGAAAATATGGTAACCTCAAAGAATCCTTTAGACAAGATAGATACGGCAAGTCAAACTTTAAGGAGAGATAATATGCCTAGTAAAATAAAAGGTAGGTGATGTAGTGAGTAAGAGAAGAAACGCAACTTATAAGGATTGGATAACAGAAGATGGCTTGATTGAACTAGAAGGAATGGCCATGGATGGTCTTATAAACGAGGAAATAGCTGATGAAATAGGTATAAATCCGTCTACTTTATACGACTGGCAAAAGAAATATCCCGAGATAGCCAAGGCCTTAAAAACTGGCAAGAAAGTAGTAGACAGAAGAGTAGAGAACGCACTATATAAAAGAGCAATAGGATATACATTTGTAGAAGTAACAAGAGAGCTGACTACTAATGCAAAAGGTGAAGCAGAAATGGTAGTAACTAAAGAAGTGTTAAAAGAGGTAGAGCCTAATACAACAGCTCAAATATTCTGGCTAAAGAATAGAAAGCCTCATGAATGGAGAGATAAGAAAGATGTTAATCTTACATCAGATAAAAAACTGGAGGACTTCTTCACAAAGTAGGTGGAATAATGGATGCTTCAAAGTTAATAGCTAAAAGGAAAGAACTATGGAAAGATAAGGACATAGAGAATGATTCAATATATAGAGATAGCATAGCAGACTATATGTTAAGTGATACTGGAGAGGACCTAAGACAAGAGGTCCAGAACAATCCAGAACTTATGATAGAGCTGCTATTTGTTATAGTAGATAAAGAACAAAATACAGTACCATTCTTTTTAAATGAGGTCCAGAGAGAGTTTATAAGCCTTGTAAATAAAGATAAGGTACTATTTGATGAAGGTAAAAAGCTACATCTAAAGTATTTGATACTAAAAGGCAGACAAGCTGGATTCACTTCATTTATAAATGCTTATCAATTAGCTTGTGCAATTACTCAAGTAAACTTCTCTGGCTATACTCTAGCAGATAATGCAGACAATACAGAGAGTATATTTAGTGATAAGGCTAAGTATTACTTTGATAATTTGCCAGATAAGATAAAACCTACTACTAAATATTCATCCAGGAAGGAATTAGACTTCTCTAAAGAGGATGCTGGGGGCATGAATAGCAAGTGGAGAGTTGCAACAGCTGGTAATATAGATGCTGGAAGGTCTAAAACTTTATCATTCTTTCATGGATCAGAGGTAGCATTTTGGAAGGATGCTAAAAGAATATTAGTAGGACTATCAGAAGCCTTTACTAGAAATGCTATAGTAGTGCTAGAAACTACAGCTAATGGATTTAATGAGTATAAGAATATGTGGGATGCAGATAATAACTACACCAATTTATTCTTTGAGTGGTGGAAAACAAAAGAGTATACTATGAGCTTTGAGAGTGAACAAGTGAGAACAGACTTTATGAAGCAAGTTAGAATGGCTACAGATGTGTCTGATGATGCCGACAATGAACTTTGGTGTCTTAGTAGGTGTAAATGGTTACTAGAAAAGAAAAACCTTTCAGAAGGGCAGCTATACTGGTATTATCATAAGTGGAGAGATAAAGGAGAGAGTATAAAACAAGAATATCCTTGTACTCCAGATGAATCATTCCTAGCGACTGGTAAGAACTTCTTTAACATAGAGATAGTACAGAGAAGGAAAGATCAATTAGAAGAATATTATAAGAATCACGAGATAAAAACGGGATATTTTATATATGAATATGGTACAAGTGCCTGGACTAATGAGAAAACTATACTAGATGAATCAATAGAATTTGTAGAGGACCACGAGATAGGTTACATTAAGATATATGAAGAGCCTAGACAAGATGAACAATTCATAGAGCCTTATACTATAGGAGCAGACACAGCTGGAGAAGGGTCAGACAGCAATGCAGCTCATGTGCTAGATACATCTCAAAGGCAAGCTGCCACCATTAAGATTAATAAGGATGAAGATTTGTTTGCAGACCAATTATACTGTTTAGGTAAGATGTATAACGAAGCCTTATTAAGTGTAGAGGTGAACTTCTCTACCTATGTAGTCAATACATTAATGAATAGAGAATACCCAAATATATATATAAGAGAGAATAGACCAGATGCAATAAGTAAGCAAATGGTAAAGCTATATGGTTTCAATACTAACAAGGCTACAAGGCCGGCTATGCTATCAGAACTCAAGACCCTAGTAAGAGATAGGGTAAGTTGCATAAATGACTTAGAAACCTTGTCAGAGATGTTTACCTTCATTGTAGATGAAAGAGGTAAGCCAGTAGCTATAGAAGGAGAGCATGATGATTTAATCATGTCATTAGCTATAGCCTTATATAGCCAGGACCAGCAGCTAGATGAAATAAGAGTGCCAGCATCTAAATTAGAAGGTTTCTATACTGATGTAGAGCTTGAAGATCTAGGATATTCTATCTATGAGATCCAAATGTATAACAAAGGCCAGCCATTATTAAAAAGGTAGTACCCAACGGTGGAGCAAGTTGACTAAAGGTTGAAATATAGCCATTGTTAAAAAGGGGTGTAAGCATGGTAATTGAGATATTATTAGTGATTTTAGGTATGTTAATAGCATATGTAATGTTTGATGTAGGATATAAGATAGGATTAAGATCATCAGTTAAAGATGTAGACACAGATATAAGAGAGGTCCAGGAAGCTATCAATGACTTTCCTACTACATTGGATGGGAAGTTTTATAGTAGAGAAGCTGCCATAAGACAAATGAGTATGGAAAGGGGGGATGATTAGTGTCAGAGGAAAAAGAACTGATATTTGAAGAGAAGTATAAACAATCAGACTTTAAAAAAGATGTAGACGACCTAATGACAGAAGAACAACAAGAAAGAGTAAAATTCTATCTTGAAAAGTACGAGAGCAGCAAAGCTGGTATGGATGATAGACTAGAAGAGTGGGAAGAGATTCATAGAGCATATAAAGGCGAAAGAACAGATACAGTAGTAGGCCCTCAAAAGAACGAGAAGGCAGTAAATGTCATTATATCTCAAGTAGAAGGTCAAGTATCAAGTATGATGAACAACAATATTACTGGAACTTATAAAGGGATAGGCTATTCAGACCAGAAGTTTGCTAGGACAGCTGGCATAGTAGGAGATTTTATACTAAAACAGAATGATGCTAAAGAGCTTACTAAGATAGCTGGTAGGAGATACATCCAATTTGGTAATGCAATTCTAACTGTAAATTGGGATTCAGAAGCTATGGATGAATTTGGAATGCCTAAAATTGAATCTCCAAAACTAGGTACAGTATTTATAGATGATAAGGTAGATGATGTAGCAAGAGATCTCCAAAGAGCAGACTATATAATACAAGAGGTAGGCTCTAGGTCCATTATGTGGGCTAGGAGAGAGTTTGGAGATGATATAGCAGATGCAATCCAACTAGGTAATAACCAGATGGACTTTGAATATGAAGATACAGATGATGATGAATCATTTACTTACCTAAGAGTATGGACTAAGAACAATGAACAAGGCAACTTGCAGCTATTAGAAATTAGTCTATGTGGAATCATGTTATCAGAGAGTGAAGCAAGCAAACCTTATTATAAGAATGTATTCAATAAGTATCCATTTTTTATAGCTGGGCTTTACAAAGATGAATCAGACAGTTATTATTTTGGAGATGGTAAGGTACTATTACCTATGCAGAAGTATATTGATAAATTATATGATGAAATTATATTAGCAGTTAAGTTTGCATCACAAGGTAGAACATACGCAGACCCTTCATCCCAACTTAATCCAGTAGAGTTTGCAGAGAGTGATCCATCTAAGGTAGTCTATGCTAAGAATCCATCACAGACTATTAGAACTGAAAGAGGTGTAGGTATTAATGAAGTAGTCTTATCGCTATTAAGGCAGATAATGGATAAGGTCCAGGAAGCAACTAGATTTAGTGCATTAATGAGTGGTAATGACCCTGGCAGACAGATGACAGCAACTCAAGCTGGGATACAAATGCAACAAGGTATAACTGGTATAGATGATAAGAAAGCAGACCTATCAAGGATACTAGGGGATGCAGTTAATTATTCATTAGGTCTATGTATGGAGTTTTGGTCTACAGCTAAAGCATTTAGAATAGCAGATAATGAAGAAGATTTTGAATGGGTAGATACTAGACAACTTGCTAAGATACCAGAAATGATTCCAGCATCAAGTGAATTTCAAGCTAACTTTAGAAAGGCTAATCCAGGATCAGAAGAAATACCCGACTTTATGCAACTAGAAGTAGATGGAGAAGGTAAAGACATTGGAGAAGGTGCAACTAAACAAATAGAGCTAGATGTAATAGTAAACATAGGAGAAGGATTGCCTAATAACAAGGTAGCCTTATACAATATGGTGTTATCATTAAGTCAAATAGTGCTGCCAGATGAAATAACTGGAGAGCCAAGACCACTAATTGGATTTACTCAATTCAAAAAGATGGTAGAAACTTATCTAGGTATTAAGATTGATGAAGAATCAGATGAACAAGAAGCCTTAAAGCAAATGCAAATGGAAATGGAACAACAGATGCAAATGCAAGGACAACAACAAGGGCAACAGCAACAAGGCAGCCCACAATCTCTTAATATAAATCCTAACATTCCTGGTGCAAACCTAAATGGTACGACTATCGGAGGTGGGGTCTAAATGGATAGTAACTTTAAGAGAGTTAGAAAAGCCAAACTAGACAAGGACTTAAAACAAGTAGACAAGAGCCATTTAGAAGTAATGAAAGCTATAGAAGGGACTAATCCTAAGTATGCTAAACATATGTTCTTAAAGAATGACCTTATAGAGAACTTTGCTAGACAAGCTTTCGGAGGGGTAGAGATACTAGACCAACCAGTTTGTACTCATTGTGAGAAGCCAGCAGCCTGGCATGAAGGTGGATCGGCATATTGCTTTAGCTGTAACAAGACAATACCAGCTAAAGATGTAATAACAGTATTAGATTACTTAATAGAATATACAGATACGATACCTCCAGAGAAGCTGGAGATACTAAAGAAATTGGGGGATGTTAAAGATGAAGTTACTGGGAAAAACAAAATTATACTCTAAAGAATATACGATAAAAGATGTAAAAGGATTCAAAGATCCATCAGATTTTGGATTGTCAGATTCGTTTTATGGGGGTAGAGTAGATAAGATAGCTGGAACTGATGTAGTAGGTCTTTATATGCTAGTAGAAAAGCATAATGTAATAGACCTTATGATCCTTGAAGAAGAATATGAAGGACAAGAAGAAGATACTCAAGAAGTACCACTTGAAGAAATACCATTTACAGAGGACCAGGAAGAGGACCTTAGAAAACTAACCAATGAAGAATTAAGGAATAGATTAGAACAACTAGGTGTAGAAGTACCAGCAAAGGCTAACAAGGATGAATTAATTAATTTATTCTCACAAGCCTAATTTATAGAATGACAAGCTCAACTTGTCTTTGGAGTGATAGGCCTTACCTATCAATAGAACTCTTAAATGAGTATAAACGGAGGTTATATAATGTTTAAGTTTAATTTACAATTATTCGCAGAAGAAGAAATGGAATCTGGAGGTCTAGGTGGTAATGAGGATTTCATAGAGGATGAAGAGGTTGAAGAAGAATTAGAAGATGAAGAGTTTGAAGAAGAAGAAGAAGAAGAGATTGAAGAAGATGAAGATGAAGAAGAAGATCTGGATGATAAGAAAGTCGACAAAAAAACTAAGGCCATAATCAAGCATAAGAAAGCAGCACAGCTGGAAAAGCAAAGAGCAGATGATTTACAAGCTAAGCTAGAAGCTAAAGAAATCGAGGAAGAAGAAACTAAAAGAGTAAGAGAACTTGAAGCACAAGGTAAGACACCAGCAGAAGCTAAGTCTACAGCTAAAGATGAAGCAGAAACTAAAAAGATGATGGTAAGACTTACTACTATGGAATTAAACAAGCTAGAATCAAGTTACCCTGGCATTTCTAACTACAGCAAAGAACTACTAGAAGCAAAAGAGAAGCTGCCAGACTTCTCATATGAACAAATATATCTAGCAAAGTTTTCTAAACAAAGTGAATTTGATAGAAGAACTAAATTAGAACAAGAAATGGTATACAAACAAAAGAAGTCAAGAAACAAATCACTAGACAGCTCTAATGTGAGAGGTAAGAAGTCTATAACCTTATCACAAGATGAACAAGCAACCTTTGAATTTTTAAAGAAAAGAAAACCTGGAATGACTAAAAAGAAATTCAAAGAGTTGATGGAAGCCGACACTTTAGAATAACATATAAGGAGATGAAATAATGCCTACATTAACAACAAGATCAGATATAGCAAGAGCTATGTATATAGGAACTAAAGAAGTATTTATGGACAACTTGAAAAAACAGCCAGAAGAACAATGGAAAAGCTACATGACAGTAAAATCATCTGATAAGATGGAAGAAACTTACGATTCTGTAGGAAACTTGAAGCCAGCAGAAGTAAAGGCAGAAGGG